AGAATCGAATCACTTTTAACTATGGGCCGTACACTTCCGTCTCATTCGAATCACCCAATCACATAGAATCACTATGGGAATTTATCGGTATCTTTACTTCGCGGGCCCAGCATCTTCATATTGAAGGGCGACACAAAGTCTATATAGTAGGCATCAATGAAAATATGGAAGATGAAGGAGATTATACAATGATCCTTTCAAAAGATGAGGCATACTATGCCAATTTCTGGAAAGAACCTATTCCAATCTGGCAGGCAATAGCAGCCATTTTCATATATGCGATAGGAAGAATACTATTCAATGGACATTAGAGTAGATAAATTCAAACCAAGACCCTATCAACTACCCTTCATAAAAGCATTTGAGAAAGATAAGTTTAAACGTTTGGTTATTTGCTGGCCTCGTCGTGCCGGAAAGGATCTATGCGCCTTTAATCTACTTTTAAGGGAAGCTCTTCGTAATGTTGGAATGTATTATTATATCTTTCCGACTTATTCCCAAGCCAAGAAAGTAATCTGGTCAGCCTTAACCAATACAGGCGAGAGATTTTTGGATTTTATTCCTAAAGAACTTATTCATTCTGAGAATAGTCAGGAAATGAAGATCATTTTGATTAATAATAGCCTGATACAATTGGTTGGATCTGATAATGTCGATTCACTTGTTGGTACAAACCCTCGCGGTATTATCTTTTCAGAGTATGCATTGCAAGAAAACTCTCAGGTGTATCAGTTTATGAGTCCTATTTTAGTGGCAAATGGTGGGTGGGCTATATTTGTATCAACCCCACGAGGACAAAATGCTTTCTATGATTTATTTAGGCATGCTGAACAACATCCTGATTGGTATGCTCAACGATTAACATTAAATGATACAAAGCATATACCCATGGAACTTATTGAAAAGGAGAAAGAAGAAGGGATAATGTCAGAGGATCTTATCCAACAGGAATATTTTTGTTCTTGGGATATGGGTATTCAAGGATCTTATTATGGTAGATACATGGATAATATGCATAATGAAAGTAGAATTGGCGATGTGCCGTATGAACCGGGATTTCCCGTTTCAACAGCATGGGATTTGGGGATTGCCGATCCATGTAGCATAATTTTTTATCAGCAAGTTGCAGGTTCTATACGAATAATCGATTATTACGAGGCTTCAAACGATGGTTACGAATACTTGGCTAAAATGGTTAAAGAAAAACCTTACATCTATAATTATCATTTCGCTCCTCATGACATTGCTGTACGTGAACAGAGTACGGGAACCACAAGATTGTCTAAGGCACAGGCACTTGGCATTGATTTCATTACAGCTCCAAAACTCGGAATCGAAGATGGAATTGAGGCGGTCAGGACCATACTCCCACGATGTTATATTGACTCAACAAAATGTAAATACCTCATCAAGGCTCTAGAAATGTATCGCCGTGAATGGAATGAACGTATGAATGTATATAAGAACAAACCAGCGCATGACCAATATTCGCATTGTGCTGATGCTTTTAGGGTACTAGCAACCACTATTCATATGGCGGGGTCACACAGTTCAGCAGAAGATTTAAACCGCAGATATCAAAAAGCAATCAACGCATCGGGACCCGATCCTTTTTATGGATTTAAAAGAATTGGATAATTAATTGATTCTTTTTTAGAGTATTTCTAGACTAACGATGGGAAGTAATTGTTCCTGGAATGGTTTGTACAACTCTTCACACTCTTTTTAGGTTCTCCTTGATTACTTCCCGTAATGAAGCCTCCAAAGAAAGGATTAGGTAGATGCTGTTTCCCAATCTCGATCTCTATATGCAAGATGATGGTAGTGGTATATTGCAACGAATTGAGGCTGCATACTCAGAAGCTATAATGCAGAATTTAAGTTTCTGGCAGGAAAGTGATACCGATACTCGATTCCTTGCAGGGGATCAAACTGTTTGGAATGAGCTCTATGGCAATCTTCCATCTTATCGTAGAAGCCAATACAATTTCAATCGTATTCGTCGTATCGTTAACATGATAACGGGACATCAACGCAAGAATAGAAAATCAATCATCGTTACTCCTGTTGATAATGGTGATAATGAAACGGCAGATCAGTTCACAAAGATATTAATGTGGGCATCGCAGCACGAAAATATCCTTGAAACAATATCACAGGCATTTGAAGGATCAACTACTACAGGCATGGCATTACTCAATGTGTGGATGGATTATAGAACAGACCCAGTTTCAGGAAACATGAAAGTTGATTACTGTCCTTATAATAGTTTTCTTATCGATCCATATTTTACTAAAAAAGATTTATCTGACTGTAACTATATCTATCGTAGATCATTCGTTACACCAAAGCAGGCTATATCATTAATGCCTGACAAATCATATGAGATTATGAATTTACCATTAAACCCAGGTTCTGGCCGCGATGGTAAGTTTGCTTATGCTCCTCAAAACTATGGCTATACCTATAAAAATTTACTTACCTATGACGAATACTATTACCGTGACTTCCGTAATCAAAAGATGCTTATCGATACGCAAACTGGTGAAACAATGGAATGGAAGAGCAATGATGATGATAAGTTAAAACAATATCTTCAAGCCTATCCAACTGTTATTGTAGAAGATCATGAAGTTCCTACGGTTAAATTAGCTGTCGTCGTACAAGGTGCCGTAATGTGGAATTCTTATCAGCCCTGCGGTTTAGATCGATATCCATTTGTGCCTGTTTTAGCATATTATATGCCACAACTACCTTATTATTCATATCGCTGCCAAGGTGTAGTTCGTGGGCTTCGCGATGCTCAATTCTTATACAATCGTCGTAAAGTTATTGAATTGGCTATTTTAGAAAGCCAAATAACCAGTGGTTGGAAGTTTAAAGAAGATGCTCTTGTTGATCCTAATGATGTATGGAACTTAAGCGGACAAGGTAAAGGATTAGCATTAAAGCGTAATGCACAAATGACCGATGTAGAACAAATTCTTCCTCCACAGATACCACCATCAATGCTACAGATCTCTGCAAGCCTTGGAGATGAAATTCAAGCGATTTCAGGGGTTTCTGATGAGTTATTGGGTATGGCAGATGATGATACTGCAGGAATACAGTCTATGCTTCGCCAAGGAGCAGGACTTACTACATTGCAAATCTTATTTGATAATCTTGATATTGCACAAAAGGAACTTGGTCAGTTAATGATTGATCTCGTACAAAGTAATTTTACTCCGGGCAAGGTACAAAGAATATTAGGTGGCCAACAACCCGCAGATCAGTTTTATAATAAAGCATTCGGTACATATCGTGCCGTTGTTGAAGATGGTATTAATACAAGTACCCAACGACAAATGCAATATATTCAGTTACTGCATATGAAAGAAATAGGGATTAATATTCCTGAATCATTTATTGTTAATGCAGCAACACTTGAAAATAAGAATGAACTTATCCAAGCCATGGAGCAGCAACAACAACAAGCAATGCAAATGCAACAGCAACAACAGCAACTTGAAGGACAAAGAATACAAGCCGAGATAGAATTGGCTAAAGCTCGTAGTGTTGCTGATTTTGGATTGGGCAGAGAGCGGCTATCTAGAATTGAAGAAAATAAAGCATTAAGTGTTGAAAGACGTGCTGCAGCTGAAAAAGATCATCAAGGTGCTATTCTTGATCGCGTAAAAGCTATGAAAGAAATTGAAGGTTTGGATATCGATGCTCTTCATAAGATTGTCGCTATTGCAAACATTTTGAAAAAAGAGGAATCTGAAGCTGTTGTCCAGGAAGGGCAACAGTCTATGGCTCAAGGAGCTCCGGCTCCAGTGGGCTTGTAGTTAGAGGTATATTGAGACCTTCTTACTTGCGCGGTAAGAGTTTCTACAAATAAAAGGAAGTCAAAAATGGCAAAAAAGAAAAGTTATTATGGCGGAGAAAAAGAATTCCGTGAAAGCATGATCGATGAAACATCGGTTAATGCACGTGGTGAACGTCCTGGAATGATCAAAGAAGAAGCAGGCGCTCCATCTAATTTCCCTCGTACTTCATTTATTAAAATGTATGCTCAAAATCCTTCAATGTCTGATATGAATATTGATGACACTGAAACAGGATTGGAAAAGCAAATGAGTGGCGATACAGGTAGAGCACGTAGCAATTCTGCTAAGACTCGATACTAGAATGCCGGCTATGTTGCGGCCTAAGAAATCAAAGGCCACTAAGATAGCCCATGCTATTTTAGGAAAACCAGCCGTGATGACATCAAAACCGACTAAAAAACAGATCGAAATTGATCGTCGACTAGCAGCAAAAGATACAACTTATTATCAATAGCCCCTAATTATCCCCTTATGACTTAGGTTGTAAGGGGCTTTCTTAAGGATTAGTAATGAAAAAACATAATGAAAAGTTAGAAGAAAAGCGCGAGAAAAAAGAAGAGAAACGCGAAAAGAAAGTTAAAAAGCCTAAAAAGGGCACGGGGACTTTGAGTGACTATTCGAAGAGCTATGAAACTCCGGATCAATCTCGCAACAAGCGGATGAGTAAGTAAAATACCCCTTTTAATACAACTACTTATGGACTTTTTTCTTATCCGGATTTCGGATTCTAGACGCCTTCAACGCACGAACAGAACCGAAAAATCCGAGGATTTCAAATGATTCATCAGCGCCAAATTTGTATGTATTTGCATTAGCCTTCAACTCATCAAGCGTAAGTTTTTTTTGCTGGGCAATGTCTTCTAACTTTCGAGTATAAAATTGCAACGCCT